TATAATGTACCAACTGCTAGGTTCAATCCACCACCTGTTGAATCAAGTGCTTTTAATGCCGACATATTGTTTGGATAAATCGGAGCACTTATGTCTGTCCAAAGGTTTGTGTTTCCATTAAAGTTTTTAACTTTAATTCTTGCACCTAAGTTGCTTTCTGTAGTTTTAAACCAAACAGATCCAGTTGGTCTTGGATTTGTGTCTGTTGATTTAAATTCAGGAACATTAGTGTGAGGTGCTATTTCTAACTTAGGCAAGTAATAAGTTGCCGCAGTAATACCTACTTCACCTGCTAATCCTGTACCTTCTGCAACTACAACGTTATTTGTTGTTGAGAAAATTGCTAATCTACCATTAACTGCTTTTGCACTTACACCAGATATACCAGCACCGTTGATGTCACTTACAACATCTGCTAGTGTAGTACCACTTGCTGTAATTGTAGTTGAGTTAATAACCATTGTTGCGGAACCAGTAACAGTTGGATTGCTTTGAGATCCAGTCACAGCAGGATGGCTACCTACCCATGCACTAGTTCCAACTTTTACCCAGTTACCGTCTGAGTTTTTGTAGAATAATTTGTTAACAGTAGTTGTTGTAACAAGAGCATAATCACCAACTGCTCCTACTGATGGTTTTGGATCACCACTAACATCGTTACCAACTTGTTCGTTTTTGTCTGTTATAATGTACGGAATCTTATTTGTAAAAGATTGTCCACCTGTTGTTGTTGCAGATGCACCGTTCCATTCAAATATACCATATCTTGAATTGCCTGTGTCAAACCAGTAAGTACCTGCCGCTGGATTTGCCGCTGGTGCTGTTGCAGTTGCAATTAGTTCTGATGTGTTTACATCTGCTCTAGTTACGTATGCTCTGTTGGCTACACCTAAATAAGAATATGCCGCTTGTAATCCATATTCATTAAGTTCTCCACCATGAATTGGATTGTTGTTTGAATCTGTATAAAATGTTGGGTCACCGAAAGTCTCAGTTAACTCTCTTTGTGAAGTTATTAAGTATGGTGTTCCCGCTTTTGCTTTTGTTGTTCCTGCCGCTGTTGCTGTTCCACTACCGTTTTGTTTGTCTTGTGCAGTGATAACAAAAATCATCGGCGTAGTGCCTGGTTCAGCCGGGGTATAGAACGATTCGTCTATAACACTGACCTGTACACCTGGTGATACTAAATTTGCCATTTTTTGTTCTCCTATTGGATCTTTCGTTATTAGTATTTATACGAATGTTCCAAAATCTAGTGTAAATATCGCCTGAAAAAGGGGGCAAAAAGGTGTGGTAAATACTATTATGAGTAGACCTTTATGTAATTACTGTAAACAAAGACCAGCGGCTGTCAACTATAAGAAAGGAAACAAAACTTATTATAGAAAGCAGTGTGAAACTTGTATGCATAATGGTAAAGGACATGGCATACCTAATTGGCATAAGGCAGGTTATAGACAAAAGGATACTTGTGATAAGTGTGGCTTCAAGGGTGAAGAAGTTCAGTTCAATGTTTACCATATTAATGGTAACCTAAACGATTGTCATTTTAGTAATTTAAAAACTGTATGTGCTAATTGTCAAAGGACTATGCAACGTGTGGGGTCACGTTGGAAACAAGGCGACCTTGTACCTGATTTTTAAGATCTTCTAGTGTTCCATTATTATCTATCACAACATCAAAGTGTGTGTTTGCCCATGCCCATTCACTAGGGTGTACGTCTTTAGGTTCAACACCAATATCTTGATATACTCTAAACCACATTGGATCTAAGCCACGTTTCACACGCCATACTTGACCACCTGCTTCTAGTATCATTTTTGCTTCGTTAGGAAATCTTACATCTGTAATAACAAAGTTCTTATCCTTGTTTTGTAGTAAATGTTGTTTTGTTAAACTTACCCATATACCATCAAAAAAGCCAACACGCATACATTCTGTACCAAATTCTTGCAACACCAGTCTTGGAGTAATTTCACGTCCTGTTTCAGTGCTCCAAAATTCGTCTTTTTGTTCACGCCAAGCACGTGATTCATCTGTTTTACCGTCAAGCAGTTCTCTGTCCCAACTGAACATTACTGCAACTGCATCTTTGAGTCTATCTGCAAATGATGTTTTTACAAAATTATGGTTATCTATTAATGTTTGTGCTACTGTGTCTTTACCGGATCCAATTAATCCGCAAATGCCAATTATCATGCGACTATTTCCTAATGTTAAGTTAATAGTATATACTAATGTTTAGTGGATGTCAAGAACTTTTTAACCGATTGTGAAACCGTATCCTTGGCCGCCTGCAACTTGCAGTTTAAGATCTTCTTCTAATTTATCAAGTTCTGTTTGTGCTTCTTGTTTGAGTGCATCACCATTTAAAGTAGAACCCCCTTGTGGTCCTGCAATAGTGGCAAATTTGCTTCTTGCTTCACCTAGCATATACTTACATTTTGCTAGTGTGTAATCTTTGATCCATTGTTTAGCAAGATAATCATTTAGTAACTCGCTGTCTGGTCTATAATTGTAGCAATATAAAAGTAAAGTTTCTTCTGCTCTAGGTCTTTGTAATAAAGTAAGTCTTTTTGTTGTTGTGTTCCATTTAAACTCTATGAACGAACCAAACATTCTACCAACTAATTCTTGGTAACTTGCAAACATATTGTAAGTTGCTAGTCCACCCATATTAGAACTTGCTAATAGATAAGTGTTTGTGTATGCTAAATTGAATGGTTCAAATAATGTACCACCGTCTCCGCCACCTGTTCTAGAACCAATGCTTCTTCTGAATATTTTTCTTACTTCTACTATTTCATTTGCTAATGTGTAATCATTCTGATCTATTACTGTATCTAGGAAAATATAACTTTCTTCAACAGAATTATCAGAACGCTGACGGAATTTGTCAAATGCTGTACGCAATGAGATCTCATAGTGTTGTGGATCTAATTCAACATCGATCATTCCCCCGCCTAGCATTGCGGACACATAATCAAATATCTCTTGTTTTTGGGTTACAATATCGCTCATCTTATATGTATTTATGCGAACGATAAATACAATTACTATGCCGAGACTGAGTTTATACAAACCTGAAAAGGGAAAAGATTACGAATTTCTAGATAAAACCATACAGGAGATGTTCACTGTGGGTGGTACAGACGTATTTGTACACAAATATCTAGGACCTAAGAATCCGGACGAAGCAGATGCTACTGCTGATCAGCCAAGATATGATGCTGTAAAAGAAACTAATATTCAGGATATGCTTTTCATGGAAAACCGTGATAGAAAGTATGATCCTGATGTATATGTTATGCGTGGTATTTACAATGTTCAAGACGTTGACTTTGACATGAGTCAGTTTGGTTTGTTTTTGCAAAACGATACATTGTTTATGACTCTGCCTATAAATTATAGTGTAAAAACTCTTGGTAGAAAAATAATGTCAGGTGATGTATTAGAACTACCCCACTTGAAAGATGAACACGCATTAAATGATTACAGTGTTGCACTTAAAAGATTTTATGTTGTTGAAGACGTAAACAGAGCAAGTGAAGGATTTTCGCAAACTTGGTATCCGCATTTATACAGAATCAAAATGAAGCAAATTGTTGATTCACAAGAATTTAAAGAAATACTTGATTTACCAACAGAAGAAGGATCATCACAAACTTTAAGAGATGTATTATCTACATATGAAAGAGAAATGCAAGTTAATGATGCTGTTGTAAAACAAGCAGAAGCAGATTCACCTAAGTCAGGTTATGATACATCACACTTATACACGTTACAAGTTGATGCAAATAATAATCCAGAACTTGTAACAGCCGATGAGGCAACAATTGATGCAAGTGTTAACAGCGGAAACTTAGACGCAAGTAGAGTAAATCAAACTCCAGAACGCAGTGGTTATCAAGGTTACTTAATTGGCGATGGACTTGCACCAAACGGAGAAGTATTTGGACATGGTATTAGTTTCCCAACTGCAAGTGTTGAAGGAGATTACTTCCTAAGAACAGATTTCCAACCTAACAGACTATTTAGATTTGATAGCAGACGTTGGGTTAAAGTTGAAGATGCTGTAAGACATTCGCTAACTAATAGTCCAACAAGAGATACACATAGAACATCATTTGTTAACAACACAAAAACTACAAACATTGGTGGCGATACTGTTATTGAAAGACAAGCAATTAGTAAAGCATTAAAACCAAAGGCGGATAACTAATGCAACATTTTTATGATGGTCAGATAAGAAGATATGTTACACAGATGATCAGGCTGTTAAGTAACTTTACCTACAAAGATGGTAAAGGTGCTTTGGTTAAGGTTCCTGTTATGTACGGTGATATCACAAGACAGGTAGGACATATTCTTAGAGATAATTCAGAAAATAAAATTCCTTCTGCACCACGTATTAGTGTTTACATATCAGGATTACAGTTAGACAGGGATAGAATTAGTGATTCAACATTTGTTAGTAAAGTGCATCTTAGAGAACGCACATATGATAGTGCAGGAAAAGAATACTTAAACACACAAGGCAAAAACGTAACAGTAGAACGTTTGATGCCTACTCCATATACATTAGAACTTACTGCTGATATTTGGTCAACTAATACAGATCAAAAATTACAAATCATGGAACAAATTTTAATGATGTTTAATCCTAGTCTAGAAATACAAACTACAGATAACTATGTTGACTGGACAAGTTTAAGTGTTGTTGAATTAGATAATGTAAACTTTAGTTCAAGAAGTATTCCAGTTGGAACAGAATCAGAAATAGACGTTAGTCAATTAGGATTAAAAACACCTATATACATTTCACCACCAACCAAAGTTAAAAAACTTGGTGTCATTACAAATATTGTTATGAGTATATTTGATGAAAGTAAAGGAACAATTAATTTAGGAGAAAGTATGCCTGAATTAAAATCATATAGTGATGGTGGTGCTGAAAGTCCTACTACTGATTTAGAAGAAGATAGTAAAGTCAAACGTAAAGATACTGCAAGTGTTCGTGTAACAACATACAATAATTTAGATATACTAGTAATGGGCAATGTTGCTAAACTAATTCACAAAGGAAAATTAGGTGGAGTAACTTGGACACAATACGTTGAAGCAATGCCAGGTGTATTTAGATCTGGATTAAGTCAATTGCAACTATCAAGAACAGGTAGAACAACAAGTATAAATGGTGCTGTGGCAATTGATAGTACAGACGATAGAAATTTAATTATAAATTGGGACACAGATACTTTCCCAACAGATAAAGTTATAGCAGGTTCAACAGGTAACAGAAGTAAAATAGATTATATAATAGATCCTACAACATTTAATCCAACAGTACAAAAAAATGCTGGTACTAGGTTTTTACTTTTAGGAGATGTTGGAAGTACAAGCAATACTGACGGTCCAGATGCTTGGAAAAATGCAGACAACACA